ATGTTAGGTGCAGAACAACGTGCAAAGTTTATGGGTCAAGAGTTTGACCAAGCGTTCCAAGCACGAGTACAAAATGCTGCTAAGATTTCTGATGTAGCTAATATGAACTTTACAGCAGAGCAACAGATTGCTTTGGAAAATAGTCGTATAGCTAACACCATGAACTTGGCTAATCTAAATAATAATCAAGCGATGGTCATGGCAGAAGCAAGTGCATTGGCAAACTTAGACATGGCTAACTTGTCAAACAGACAACAAGCCGCAGTTCAAAACGCACAAAACTTTTTGCAAGTTGATATGGCTAATTTATCTAATAGACAGCAAACAGAATTGTTCACAGCACAGCAAAGAATACAATCTTTGTTTACAGACCAAGCTGCTGAAAACGCCGCAGAGCAATTTAATGCTACAAGTCAAAATCAAACAGACCAATTCTTTGCAAATCTTGGCTCACAAGTTTCACAGTTCAATGCTGCTCAATCCAACGCACAGAATCAGTTTAATGCTGGCCAAACAAATTCTGTAGAAAAATTTAATGCTGAACTAAATAATCAGCGTGACCAGTTTAATGCACAAAACCAAATGGTGATAGCACAGTCAAACGCACAATGGCGTAGACAGATAGCTACTGCCGATACTGCGGCTGTAAACAGAGCTAATGAAATAAATGCTACCGCTGCACTTGCAATATCGAATCAAGCTTATAATAATTTGTGGCAATATTATGGAGACAGTATGGAGTGGGCATGGCGTTCAGCCGAAAGTTCTCTTGATAGAATTAGTGCATTAGCTATCGCAGAGTTGGACGCTAAATCTCGTAAAGAAATAGCCCAAGAGGAAGCGTCAGGAGCTGCAGGAAGTGCCATTGGAAGTCTTATTGGTACTTTGGGTAGTGCGTGGATTTTATCGTGCTGGGTGGCTAGAGAAGTGTATGGTAAGAATAATATAGAGTGGTTTATATTTAGAACATGGCTACAGTATGACTCACCAAAGTGGTTTAAGAAACTGTACATCAAGCATGGAGAGTCTTACGCAAAGTTTATAAAGAACAAGCCTATGCTCAAATGGATAACAAAGAAAGCAATGGATTATATTATAGAATCAAAGAGGAGAAAGAACAATGTCAAATTCGTATGATACAGCAAGAAACATATATATGAATATGGATATTGAGAATCTACCTAAAGAACAGCCTATGAAAGAGAGTGGGTTACTAACTCGTAAACCTACAGTAGAGGGTATAGATTATAAAAACCCTCTCGTGCGTGTGGCTAAACAGCTAGAGGTTATAAGAAACTTTAGAAATGGAGAAGCCAATGATGCTTAGTGACGAGCCTAATTTTGACAGACCCATTCCGGGAATGTCATTAACGCATAAATTAGGAGATAGACCTTGGCAGAATCCAGCAGAGTTTTCTACTGTTGATGAAGCTATTGATTATTATATGGAGCAAATGTCCTCAGAAGAGTTTATGGTGCAACTCGCAGATACATTAGAGATGGGTGTGCCTGTAACAACATTGGCTAATGTTATACAGATGTCAAACGCCATGAACGGTGTGCATAATTTAGATGTAGGTATTATGGTGTTGCCTATCATTATGGAAATGATAATGCTTATAGGTGATAGTGCGAATATTAAATACAACACTGGTTTAGATAATCCAAATGAAATTAAGTCAAGCAATCCTACTCGTGAAAGTTTACTGTCAAAGGTGGCTATGAAGTATAAGAAGGTTGTAGATGAAGTTGACTTTACAGAAGATAAAGAAGAAGAAGCAGAAGAAGAGCCTAAAGCTAAAGGGCTGATGTCGAGGAGAAGCTAATGGGTATGTTTGCAAAAGGATTAGTCAAGGGTTTAGCTGGTAGCATAGATAGAAACTTGCAAATGGCTATGTCACGAAGACAAGACGATGTTAGTCGAGCTAAAACATTTTGGATGACTCGTCAAGCACAGAAGCTAGATGCTGCAGACGAGCATGATAGAATGGCTGAGAAGCATCTTAACAGACTTATAAATGAGTTTGGTGGTGATGTATCCAAAGGTTTAGCGGCATATAAAGCACTTGGTGGTGATGTAGACAGTGTAGGTAAATACATAGATGACTTGGATGAAACTAGACAAGCTGGCATATCATACAATATAGCTGACAAGTTTAAGTTTGATGGAGTTGACTTGTCACAGTTTGCTGACCTATCTAGAAAGCAAGCACTAGGTGCGGTAAGCATGGAAATTAAACCACTAGATATTCAATACACAGACACGAGTGGTCTAAGTAAAATAGGTCTTGGTCTAAAAGACGCAGGTAAAGATATATCTGCGAGTGTAAATCAACTTATACCTGAAAGAGACTTTGCAGAAGTAAGAGCCTTAACAGATACACTACGAGGTAAGTTTGACCCAAGCGGTTTAAAAGCTGGTGTAGAGTTTAGTATGAAGCAACAACAGCATAGAGCTACTATGGCTGCTAATATACCAAGTTTAGAAAAACAGTTATCTCAAAATATACTAGAGATAGCCAAGACAACTGACCCCAATAAACTAAAGAAGTTACAAGATAAACAAACTCTATTGATTACCACAATAGAGAGTGTAGCAAAAGCTAAAGACCCAAGTTCAGGTGAAATATCTATATCTGTTCTATCTAGAAGCTACGACAATATGTTAGACCAAACAGAAAGTAGTGCTGGATTTACTTTATCTGGAGGCCGACCACAAATAATAAACCCAACAACAGATGTAACAGCCTTTGACTCTGAAGCACTTGAAATATATGCACCGATAAAAAAGGCAGCAGAGAAACGATTTATAATAAATAACATTTTAAATGCTGACCAAACAGCGTTTAGAAGTAAAGATGCAGAAGCTATGGTGCGTCTAAAAGGACTGTCTTCATTAGTTGATGAAGTTCTTAATGAAGCAAAACTTAGAAGAGAAACAGAAGAAGCTTTACGAGTAGGTGAAGCATCGGATGAAATAGGTGATGCAGAGTTGTTTGACCCCACTCGTGGAGTTGATACACGAGCCGTGGACACAACCGTTGTAGATGAACCGCCTATGAATAATGTTCTAAATCAACAAGAGCAAAGTGCATTAGAAGGAACTACATTCTACAACAGAGAGACACAAAGTCTTGATGACGATGCTATAAAAGCAAACCCTGATGCATTTGTAGATTTCTTTATTGGTCAAAATCCTTTACTAAGAAGTAATGAAGGTGCTGAAGCAGTTGGTAGAGTTTTATTAGAAGCGGGTGTGCCTGAAGATGTAGTACGGAGACAGATACAGAGAATAAAAGATTTGGCTGAAATAGGTAAACCAAAAGGTCAAGGAGCTTCAGTCAGAAAGAAGAGTAGATAATGGCTGACCCACTTCAGCTTTTAAGGTTTGGCAAAGAAGAAGAAGAGCAAGACAAACCTAGAAGTGATGTAGAAAACGTCACTAACTTACTAGACTTTGGTAGGGAATCTACAGATTTACCCGAAGAGTTTAGAAATCCCCCTCAAAAACAATTTAATAATCAAACAGAAGCAGAGACAGAAGAGACACTATCCTTTTCTCAACTCTCTTCTGACAGAGAATATATGGATATGCTCCGTGATTATGGGGTAAAAGGTAATTTAGGTAAACAAAAAGATGATGAATCTGACGAACAATATCTCAAAAGATTCCTAACGCATACTCGTGAGTTTGAATTTAATAGTATAGATTTAGGTAGACAGCTTGATTGGGTGCGAAATGCTAATCAAGAAGAGCGTATGCAGTTTGGATATTTATATCAACAGCTTGGAAGGTTGCCATCATTCTACGAAGAAGGTGGTACAGGATATGGGTCAGCTATAAAAGATTTTGGTGTATCTCTCTTGACTGACCCTCTATCGTATATAGGTTTTGGAGCAGGTAAAGTGGGTAGCTTTATCGCTCAACGTGCTATCGTACAAGCGTTAAAAACTGGCGGTAAAAAAGCTGCCATGAAAGAAGCGGCAAAGTATAGCACAAAGGGTATGTTAAAGAGTAAAGCTGGTAAAGTCATAGGAACTGGTATAGCAGCTGAAGCTGGTGTCGTAGCATTGCAAGATTTAAAACTGCAAGAACTAGAGATGTTGTCTAAGAAATATGGTGAATACACACCAGAAGAATATGACTTGAAGAGAACAGCCATAGTCGGTGGTGTTGGTCTTGCCTTTGGTTATGGTGGTGCAAAGCTTTCAGGTGGATTAGGTGGCCCACAGTTATTAAATAATGCGAGACAATCCGTAATTAAACAAAAGAAAATAGCAAAAGAGTTAAAAGCTCGTGAGTCTGAACTTGCTGTTAAAAGAGCAGCAGAAGCTACATCACAGACAGCTTCAGGAATATTTGATATAAATGCAGGTAGAGAAACACTTGAAAAACTAGGTGAGTTATCTGCTGATGCTAATTTTGTAGCTCAGACACAGTTTAATACGGAGCTAATGAAAAGAGTTGGTAAAGTTGTTACAGAAACTGTAGAAGAGTTAGCAGAGAATGGCAGACTAGGTGACATGGTTGATGAAGATACCAAAGCATCAGAGGTTATTGGTTTACTTGTCAATGAAGCATTAAAGAAAACAGAGGGAGCTTCTCCAAAAGATATAAAGAAACAGACAGAAAAACTATTCAAAGGTAAACTAGGAGAAGAATTATCAAAGATAGTAAAGGTCAGTGATAAGGGTGTTGTAGAGGATAGTTTATCTGCCGATACATTACAAGGTGCAATATCTCGTGCAGGGCTAACAACAGAGCAATTTGTAAACGCTATGGGTGCATCCTATAGTGATGCTGGTTCTTTCTTACAAACAGCAAGTAATGTTGGTAAAATAATAAAGTCACTAGGAATGGTGGATAAAGAACTAGCAGAAATACTGTTGGCAGCTAGACCATCAGATAAATTATTAGACCCAATGGCAAGAGTGCATGGATTAATGACTAGACTAGACCGTGAAAGAAGGGCATTGATGGTTACACAGATTGCCACTACAGTGCGTAACGTAGGTACAGGTGTAACACGATTAGCATTTGAGACGGGTGCTAATGCTATTGAATCTACTCTTTATCAGTTTGGTAGAGGACTAGACGCTTCTATGACAGGCAATCAGACGTTAGGTAGTGGCAATATAAAAGATATCGTAAGAGATTCGTTTGGAAGATTAAACAGACTAAGAAAAGTTACAGACACTGCTGAATTGTCAAAGGCTCTATTGCAACACAACCCTCGTCTTGCTGCACGCATGGATAGAACATTACAAGAAGCATCTGAAGATGAAACGCTTAGTGGTTTTACAAGAATGATGAATGGATTAAACATAGCCCAAGATTTATTCTTTAGAAATGGTGTATTCACAGACAGCATAGATAAGAAGCTCAGAAGAGCAGGTATAATAGTAGATAACCCCACCAAGATAGGACAATACAAAAGTTTAGAGGAATTTGCAGTTTCGGGCAAAACTTTGCCGGCAGCAGTGTTGTCAGATAGTATTGAAGAAGCTCTTGAGTTTACATTCTCTCGTATGCCAAAGGTAGGTGGTCCAAAGATAGGTGATAGTGTAGGTCATTGGTTTATAAAGTTTAACGATGCGCTAGGTCCTGTGCCACTACCGATAGGTACAGCAGCAATACCTTTTGCTAGATTTACAGTAGGTGCTTTACAATTCTTGCTTGATTATTCTCCGTTAAGTATAGCGACAGGAACATCAAAGGGTGGGTTAGGTTTAATTACTAGAAGAATGGCTGAATCTGCTAAAAAGGTAGGACAGACAAAAGAAGGGACTAGATTGCATAGGCAAGCACAACAACAATTTGCTCAAATGAGGGTAGAATTTTCTAAAGGTCTTATGGGAACAGCAGCTTTCTTATATGCAATGAAGCATCGTGCTGACAATCAAGATGTTAGATTCTATGAATACAGAACGGCTGATGGTGGTACTGGTGACTTGCGACCTTTTTTCCCACTTGTTCCTTATTTAGCGATAGCTGATGCTATTGTAAAAATGCGTAATGGCGATACAGACAAAATAAATATGAAAGAAACGCTTGCAGCCTTTACTGGTCTTCAGCTAAGAACTGGTGCAAGTTCGTATGTGACAGACAAGTTTATAGATTTGTTTGGTGGCAAGGAAGAAATATCGGATGAGCGATTAGGAGATTTATTAGGCGGTTATTTTGGAGAAATATTTGGTGGCTACTTAACTCCAGCTCGTGTCATAAGAGATATACAAGCATCTTATGATACAGAAGCTGCGATTGTAAGAGACCCAAAACAAACAGAAGGTGTGGGTTTTGAGGAGAGATTTAATTCAGCACTAACTAATTATTTGAAGAAAGATTTACCTGAACTCTCAAAAGACTTACCACCCATACAAAGTCCTACAAGAGAGGGTAATATATATAGGCAGAGTCCATTGGTAGGACAGATTACGGGACTCCGAAAAGAAGCCAAGCGAAACATGGCAGAGGAAGAGTTTGTCAAGTTAGGGATAGAAAGATTTGAGATAGTTCCCGGTTCGGGTGATAAGACAGCCGATGCTCTTGTTAAGAAACACATGGGTAAATTAGTGGAAAGAAATATATCTGCTCTTGTTGTGCAAGATAGTTATAGAAACAAGACAGAAACACAGAAGCGTGCTACGTTAAGTAATAGACTGAAGTTCTATAGAAAACAAGCTAAGATATTAGCACAGCATGAAGCACGTAAGATATCTGATAAGTCATACACACCGTTTGACAGAGCGCAGTTTTCTAAGCTGACAGATATACAAGAAAGATTAGCTAACGAATATTACATCACAAAGTATGGCAAGTCCATAATGGAGATGGTAGAGGAAGAACCTAACGTCAACCATTACAGAAATGCCATACAAATAGGGAGAATCCTAGCTAAAGGACAATAATAACTTACCTTTTGTCTCCCGAACCACCCAACGTACCTCTCTCAAATCTTGATAACAACTTATCCATGTTGTCCTTTGCAACAGTGGATATAGGTACGTTTAGGTCATTGGATAATGCGACACAATACCATAGCACATCTCCAATCTCACTAGCGAGTCTCTCTCGCCAATCATTAGGTTGTTTATCAAACCCATCTCTTATTAACTTCTTTACTTTATTAGCTACCTCACCAGCTTCTCCAGCTAAACCTAAAGCTGGGTACAATACTTTGTGTGTTGATGGATAGATAACTGTAGTCTTTACTGCTTCTTCATACTCTGTAAATGTCATGTTTTTGTTTCTCCTTTCTAACCACTCGGTAGCTTCAGCTTGCAAGTTCATTCTCTTTCTCCTTAAACGCCTTGATTACATCTGAAGAAAATAACTTCTTCAAGTTAAGTAGGTACATCTTTGATGCGTTGTGGTCTCCACCAGCAACTGACCTTTTATAATCCAAATTGTTTATGATTCTCTTTAAGTTTTTCGTTTTGAAAACAACCGTTGCAAATACATCGTCACCAATGCATAAGTTGTGAAACCAATAGTCTGATTCCGTAGCGTTGATGCCACTTGGTTTACCATATGATTCGTACTCGATTGCGATGTTGCCTGTTTTTTGCCATATATCTCTTTCACTTTTTACCTCTATCTTTTTGTCTTGCAACATATCAGCTACAAGCTGTTCTCTAACTTTACCATACTCAAGGTCAATGTCAAACTTCTTACGATTCTCTGTGCTAGGCTCTAGATTTTCCATATAATATCTCCTTATGTTGATGTATCATTATTAGGTAATTTACCTCTTTCAGAACAGCCTATAAACAATACGGTTGAATTAGTTTCGTTTCTTCTTAAATGGTCTTGCAATGTAGTATTTACATGAGTGTGTTGTTCATTTAAATATTGTATACAATCCTTATATGTCATAAACCTTTCTGCTTTATACTCTACCACACTTACCATGTTACTTACAAGCACTGTTGCGTATATTATATACATTGTCATATTAAGCTCCTATATCTACTATTTCACAACTGTCACCAGAACAAGCAAAAGTTTGTGCCGATTTAGTCGTATCTTCTTTTTCATAATCAGACAGCTTTGTCCAATTAATATTCCTTGGCATTATGGATAATGTATCCTCATATTCTTTTTTACTACAGTCTTGATAGGGTGCTTGTTTATACGTATGCTCACTAAACGGTAGAAAACTTATACCCGATACATCATCAAAGTTATTATACACCCATGAACCTACCTCTAGCCATTCATCTTCTTTGACAGAAATAGTTACAGAAGGTTTATGTTCACACCAATGTTTCTGATACGTAAGCCATATATCTAGCTGTTCTATAGCTGACATGTCTTTGCGACATACAGCACTTGATGGTGGCTTCATAGGAAAGCTGAACACTGTAGTGCTGTCAGGTTTCATAACATCAGGCTCGTGTGGTATACCTTGTGCCATCATAAATTTAGTAAGTGGGTCTTTGTTGTCACCACGAACAGTTCTTATGTAATGTTCATTGTGGCGTGCATGAATACCACTAGCACTATCTACTAGCTGACTTACAGTGCCACTTGGCTTAACTGTTGTGACAGCAGTGGACTGCGGTATACCTAGCTTAGATGCTACATCTTTATTTGTCTTTACAGCTACGTCACGTAGTCTTGTTAGCAAACCTTCAATGTTCTTTCCAATGCGAGGACTCTTACCACTTGTCAATGCATTGTCCATGATACCAGTCAGAGATACACCTAGTAGTCTTTCTTCTTCTGTATTGTCTTTCCATATCTTACGCAAGTATTTAAACTCTGTAAGAGTGGATTGGAACGTGCCAAGAATAGTAGCCAACTTAACTTTTCTAATTAAGCTTTCTTCTGTATCTGTTTCTCTAACAACAACCTCTGTAAGATTACAGAACTGATATGGGCGTAGTATTATTTCACTGCACGGATTACAGCCGAACTCGTGGTTAGTATCTCGTCTGCCATTCTTTGCTGCTTGATTGATAGCTGATTGTCTGTTGAATATACCTCGTTCACCAGACTTGCTTTCGTACAAAGCCAACCACTCTCGCATAAATGTATCCATGTCAGGCTTGAATCTATACGCTACGCTGTTGTTAGCCAACGCACGTTGTCCTTCATTGTCCCACCATTGGCCAGACTTTGCGTGTCGCATTTGTGTGTCACCAAGATTTGATAGAGATATCAACGCAGACCTACGAACTCCACCAACAACTACAACTTCACCTATCTTACACATTATGTCGTGACACTCTAGTGGATAGAGTCTACGATTCTTTGCTTGTGTAAACTTCTCAATGCAGAACTCAAACAGTTCTTCCAAAGGTTTAGGGCCACTCGCACGACCACCAAATGTTTTCAGTCTTGCACCTGCAGGTCTAACCTCTGACACATCCCATTGTGGAATCTGTCCAGCATACAGCATTGCAATAAGTTCTCGTAATGCTCTAGCCCATCCGGGTCTACTGTCTGCAACTTTAATTATTGTATCACTCTTCTCAAAGTGTTCGTTTACAATAGGAAGCTTGTCTACATTTTCTCTTTCTACAGAGAAGCCAACTCCTGTGCCACACATAAGTACATACATAGTTTCATCAAATGCTCTTGGGCTATCTACTGGTATGTATGCACAGTTATACCCAGCAACATGACATCTATCTAATGCCGGACCTGCCGTCATCAATGCTCTCATGCTAGGCATAACACTCAAACCAACTAACGCTTCTTCTAGTTCGTACTTTAAACTGTTACCTATTTCATAGTCGTGTTTCTTCTTAACATGATTAGATATATAATCGATGTACCTATCGACTGTCTCTGTCCATGTTTCTCTTCTTTGTTCATCTTCTTTCCACCTAGCGTAACGTGATAGTGCAATGAAGTTTTGATAGTCTGTTGGTAATGTGTTATTCATCTTTATCCTCTTGTATTATTTTAATTGATTTAACTTTTATTCCGTCTATGTCGTGTATGATTTCTTGTAGCGCACCGCCTAATTCTTCTGATACATCTCCATCTGCAGGAACTCTATATTCTTCACCATCTAGTATGAGTGACAGAAATACTTTAACTTTTATCTTCATCGTAATACCCTTCTACTTCTTGTATTAACTTATTCAGATACCATTGAGCTTTCTTTAAATCTTCCGTGCCATTCTTATAACGATATCTCCAAATGTATTTAAGGATATTACCTTGAAGATAATATTCAAAGCCACTGTCTGTCGCAGCACGTATAGCATCTATACATTCTATACCACTTTTATTGTAGTGTGGTGGACTGTTTACATTGTCTGTCATTCATCACTCCCATTTGGTTTCTTACCCTTGAAGTCTATTGTAATGATATTGTCTTTCTTGTCAATCTTATTTACCTCTCTAGGGTAAGTAACTTCTAAATTATTATCCGATGTACGTTTCACAATGTTATGTATAAGCTCACGCAACTCTTGATTCTTCTCCATTAAAGGAACACTCGCAGCTATCATTCTAGATAGATGCATGAGTTCATCATAATCCTCTGTGCTTAAATCATTCTTTTCTTGTGTGACTATGCATATATCTACATCACCAGTCCACTCACCACTGTCGTATTGAAACGGTCTAAGACGAATTACAAAATCGTTTTTGTCAACCTCTGACATTTCTGATAACTTCATATCTATCTCCTTTTTATCTTTGTACCTTTGAATGTAATGAAGGTAGGATGCTTCTTCTTTCCTTTCTTCTTTATCCATTCTTCGGGTATGATTCTATCATGGTAAAGGAAGTCGTATCGCATACACCATTCAGCGTAAGTAGACTTTGCACCTTTGCGTAATTTACGTTTACTATTTTCAAACACAAAACGAATATCTAGTTTAGGATGTTGCTTCTTTACGGCTAAATGTTTGCGCCTATCTGCAGCTGTAAACATACCTTTAGTCTCAATGATAATACCATTATGTAATATGAAGTCAGGTGTGTATGTTCTGTAGGCTAGGTCTTCCCATTCAATCTTTATTGACTCGTAATCAAAATTAATATTTTGTTCTTTGAGTGCTTCAGATACAGAAAGCTCTAGCCCACTACGATACCCCATCTTCCGAGATGCACGGAATAATTTGTGGGGGGACATATTTAGAAGGTAGAAGTTCTGAGCCATGAGTAGCTTAGAGGATAACCAAGAGACTTTAGTTCTTCCCTCACATGCTTCTCTGCTTCTCGTTGTGCTTCAATCGCTGCTCTAAGGCCTGCCGTTTTTAGCTCACGATACTCCTTCTTCTTTTCTGCGAGTTGTGTTTCCAACTCTTTTATTTCGGCTTTTAAATCATCATACTGTTCCATGTGTATACTCCTCTTGTAGTTTAATATAAGATGTGATTTTAGGTTGCTTTGCTTTTGACATGACTGCGGGTAACTCCTGCAAGTCTGGCCAACATGCATAGCGGTAAGAACAAAACGTACAGTTCTTATTCAAGACAAGGTTTCCGGTTTCTTTACCGTTGAAAGTTTCACGCTCTGGCTCAAATGCTCTCTCAACCTTATCATGTTTAAGCTTACGTATTGTATCTTTAAACTTGGAGACTTCTTCATCCACATCCATCTCGTTTGCAGATACGTATTTGAAATCTCCGTTAGTCTTGTTGACTACCCACCAACCACCGACTTCTTTGTCTGTAGCTTTAGCATAGCCAGCAAGCTGACCTACATATCCAAAAGTATCGCTCTCCTTTAGTTTTTCAAAAGATTCAAACTTGTGGATATAAGACCAATTAGATGAGGACTTAACATCGTCAACACGATTATCAACAACAAGGTCAAATGTTCCGTCAACGGATGTATCATCCAATTGTAAAGTAACCTTTCTAGAGTTTTCATATTCTATTCCTGATTCAGTTAGCAAACCTTTAAACACTGCTTCAACGATATCACCTATCATCATGTTCATAACGAATGTTGTGGGTCTAGGCAACGCTTCGTTAGGATGATTCTTTTCGAACCATAGCTGACAAGATGGTCTACCCAAGTTGGACATACGTAGTTTAAATCCATCTCTTTTGTTACCACCGTTGAACTGTCTCTCCAAGGCTTCGGCTACATCGTTTGCCACTTGTTTAATAGTGGACTCAGACATGGAAGCAGTGCCTTTAGAAGCACGCTCCATGTACTGATGTAGAGCCAACTCTGCTCTATGATTTATCATATCGGAATGTCATCCTCTTCGATGTCTACGATATCATCTAGAATGTCAGACCCAAGTTCCTCTTTGGCATGAGACCTATCTGTCCAAGCATCAATGATGTACTCATTGTAGTTTTGAACCCAAGACATAAAGTCACCAAAGTTATCTTGCTCAGTCTCTGTTAAATCAAGAGTGTTACTCAAGTCAAGGGAGACTGAAGGTAAGAAAAAGCTATTACCATTTGGTAACTTTCTCTCTTCTGTGACACCTGTCACTAGATGTTGCACAGGCAGACGCTTCATCTTTGCCAACTTGGTAAATACCACGCCAACATCTTTGAAAGCATCTCTGTTTTCAATCTCCCAAATGAACGGCTTGTTAGTAATAGAGATAGTTTCACCACTATCTGTAGTTGCATCCACTAAGTCAACCGTCCCTAGTATCACTCGCACTCGTTTAATCTGCTTGATTAACTCTTGTGTCTTCTCCGGCAATGCCTTGAAGTCTTGGATATAACCTGCAGGTTTACCACAGTTGAATCCACCATCGTTGTCTTTCAAGTCAGTGTTCAAGTTATCTGCCATAACAGTTTTGATATACTTGTTGGGCTTGTCCCCCATACCCTTGACAAATCTCTTGTACATAAACCTTTGTAGATAAGGTCTAATCTTAACAGAGGGAGCGTAGTATGTAGCTGTATCGGGTATCTCTAATTTGTACGTACCACCAGCTACCACTTCCATGTTTACTGTCTTACCATTTACTTCGGCTTCACCCATAATAGGTGAATGGTTTAGTCGCAGACGAGCAAGCGTGCTTGCCTTTGACTTATCTGAGCTAGACTCAGACGCTATGCCCATAGCTTTCGCCATGACTGCATAATTACTTGTATCAATCGTTGTTACTTGTGTTGTCATATGTTTACTCCTTTCTTTGAGTTTTCGTAAAGCTTAGTTATATCATTGAACATCTTTGGTGTCAAGCCAATTAGTACCTATTTTTGCTTCTAATAATAATGGAACATTAAAGTTAACTCCCCACCTCTTATATAGCAAAGAGGGTAGGCTATCATTAGTAGCTTTGATAATACTAATTACTCTTTCTTCCTCTGATGGAAACACATCAATGACTATACTATCGTGAACGCTATTTACTATACATGATTTAGCGTCCTTCAATAATTCTTCTATATATAATAATGCCACAGGCACAATGTCTGCTGTAGCAAATGCTTGCACAGGATAGTTCTTTATCTGTGTAAGATGGGATACTCTACCGCTAGAGCTACGTTTTACATCTGGGAAACTAAACTGTCTGCCCGATGGTATCGTAATCATACCAGTGTTTAGTGCTTCTTTGGCTAACTTGTCATGCCATTTACTTATGCCTTTGTACTTATTCACAAAGTGTTTGTAGTATGT